GTAAAGGTATCGTGGAGAGACAACCCATGGTTTGGTCAGGAACTCATGAGCGAACTGGAGCACCTTAAGAACCTAGACGAGGAACTCTACCGCCACGTGTGGGAAGGTGAGCTTAAGACGTACGCAGACGGTGCGATCTACGCGCCCCAAATGCGTATGGCCCGTAAGCAGAATAGGATTTGTGCGGTACCCTACCAGCCCAGCATAGAGGTCCATACCTTCTGGGATTTAGGTCGCAACGACTCGACGGCGATCTGGTTCATGCAGGAGGCTGGTAGGGAGCACCACTTCATCGACTACTACGAGGCGTCTGGAACCGATCTAGACCACTACGCACGGATACTAAAAGACAAGGGGTACAACTATGGTCGGCATTACCTGCCTCATGACGTCGTTGTTACTGAGCTGTCATCTAACCGGGGTTCTCGAAAGGAGATCCTCGAACTCGCTGGAGTTAAACCTATCAAGGTTGTCCCACGCATCAAGTCTGTCAACGACGGAATCGAATCGACCCGAAAGGCATTCCCGATCTGTTGGTTCGACCAGACCCGATGTGAACGTGGACTTGACGCACTGGCAAACTACCAGTACAAGTTCAACGAGGAAACCAACACCAATTCCCTTACGCCCCTCCACAACTGGGCTTCTAACGGGTCTGACGCCTTCAGGCAGTATGCCCAAGGGTATCGCACAAGAGCGGAAGTAGACTTTAAAGACTTCCAATTAAACCAACGTAACTTCGAGTGAGTCCGAGAGCGGGTAGCGCGAAGTATTGAGGAACCTACATGGAACTTATCAAGCTACTGCAACAGCAGGTCGAGGAGTCTGATAGCAGCCTCTTCGGCGTCAAGGATCAAATGGAGCGTAACTTGCAGTACTACGCTCTGGAGCCGCTCGGCAACGAGCAGAAGGGCAGGTCACATTACGTGTCCCCAGACGTACACGATTACGTCGAGTCAAAGAAGGCACTGTTCAGCCAAACCTTCTTAGCCAACCGCCAAACCGTAAAGTTTAAATCTGCTAGCTCGAATGGCATCGAAGCTAAGGCCAAGACCGCCTACGTCAACAAGGTGCTAGCTCGAAACAACAAGGAGCAGATGCTACACGACCTGTGGCATGACGCCTTCCTAATGAAGCGCTGCGTCCTAATGGCAGAGTGGCGTGACGACACCGAGGAGGAGGTCATAGAGATCCCCCAGCCCATGACGCAAGAGATGCTCATGGCCCAGTTCGCCAATGACCCAACAATAGTCGATGTAGATACGTCACAAGCTGCCATTCAAATGATGCCGACTGTTAGCTCGAATGGTATCCCCCAAGAGGTTCCCGCCCTATCTGGTCCTATCACAATCATAAGGGCTGCCGGTGACTTCGAGTTTACCGTATGTAAACCTGAGCGATACTATAGAGACCCTATGGCTGCAAGCATAGAGGAGGCCATGTGGGCCACCTATATGGATCAGCTGAGCCGAGGTACGTTGGTCGGACTAGGCTACTCCCCTGACGTCGTATATGACATTAAGGGCGAGCGTAAGTATGGCACAGACAACGTAGAGTTTAGCCGCACAAGCCACGACGGCTCATACGTGTCTAAGTATAAGACGGCACGCGCAGATGACCAAGAGCTAGTAGACTACTACAAGACCTACACCTACCTTGATATGTCTGAGGTCGGCGCAGAGTTTGGGGAGTTCCCAGCTGAGGTTAGGCTGTACGAGATCCACTGGGCAGACACCACGATCCTAGAGTGGGCCGACGGCACCCCGGCGATCAAGGAGATCGAGAAGCTCCCATTCTTTGAGTGGTCGGAGTTACGAATATCTCACAGCGCCAACGGCATGTGTGGTGCCGATGTAGTCGCTCACTCGCAGAAGGTTAACTCTGTGCTTAAGCGTGCGATCATCGACAACCAGAACATACGTAACAACTCACGTTTCGAGGCGGTTTACGATAACCTCCTGAACCCACGTGACCTTATAGACAACACCACCGGCGGCGTGATCTTCTCCGAGGCCATGGGCTCTGTAATGCCCCTAGCCACCCCGGAGCTATCCCCGCTGACGTTCAACGTCCTAGAGATGATGAAGGTGGACTCGGAGTCGCGTAGCGGACTGAGCAGCCTCACCAAGGGCATGAACACCGCTGTACTCAATAACAACAACGCAGGAGATATGGTTGAGAGGCTTACGAACGCGGCAGGCTCCCGACCGGGTGCAGATGCGCGCTCATTCGCCCAAACCTTCCTAGCGCCGCTGTTCAAGTACCTTGTTGACTGCGCCACTAAGTATGATCCATCACAGGACGTAACCGAGGTGTCCGGGCAGATGATCCCGGTTCAGCCCAGTACGTGGACTATGGGAATCGACGACTGCGAAGTCGCTGTGGCCCTGACCCCAGAGGAAGCCGAGGCACACGGCCAGAAGCTCATGACCATGCACCAGATACTCAGCATGGATCCGGTAGCTGGTGGCCTGTACGGCGTAGCACAGCGTCACGCGCTGCTTGATGAGGTGTTTGACGCGCTAGGCGTATCCGACACGGCGTCATTCATGATGCGTCCAGACTCTGAGGAGTTCCAGATGCAACAGCAACAGCAGCAACAGATGCAGCAGCAGATGCAGCAAATGGAGCAACAGATCCAACAGTTCCAGATGCAGCTACAAGAGCAACAGGTTGCACAGGGATGGGCGGCTATCAACAACTCCATGATGGATAAGATGGAGGACAACCAACGAGCGGACACTGAGCTGGCTGTGGAGACACGTCAGGGTGATCGTGAGTTAGACATTAAAGCTAGAACCACAACAGGGTCGTAAGGCCCGATAACTAGAGAGAGAGAGTTATGAGTGACGTAAACTATTCCTACGAGGATGTAATCCAAGTGGGGCAGGAGGCGCAGAACATTCTGCAAAACCCAGTCTTTGGCATGGCGTACCAAGCTGTGCTAGAGGACCTCCAGAAGAGATTCTTCGAGACGGAGCCGGGGCATACCCGCTCGCTCGAGGAGCTGAGGCGCGAGGGTAACAGCCTAGCCAAGGTGATTGGCAATCTAAACAAGGCAGTTCTCCAAGCGCAGCAGATCGTAGCAGCTCAGAATGCACAGAGAGGTGAGGCATGAGTGACGAAATCCGTAACGAGTTTATGGACAGACTTGCCAGCGAGCGAGTCGAATCAGAAGCCAGTCCAGAACCTACCGAGGAGCCGACAGGTGACCCAGAGGTAGCGGAGGACACATTAGAGGACGGTGAACTTGACAACACCGTTGACACGGAAGGTGAGCTTGACCCGGATGCAGAAGCCTTAGAGGGTGACCCTGTTGATGGAGAGACACTGGAAGTAAGCGCAGAGTACACGGAGCTTGAGGAGCGATACAAGTCGCTTGAACAGGAGTTCTCTCGCGTTACAGCTAACCGAAAGGAAATTGAATCTAGTCTTGACGATGCTAAGACGAAGGCCAGCGAGGCCCTCTATGCAATCGAAGACAAGTATGAGGAATCCGAAAAGGTAGCTGAATACTTCGTTGGTATGGCTAACCAACAGTTACAGCAACTTCAGCAGGTCAACCCTGCAACATTAAGTCAGGAGCAGTTTGGACAATACCAGCAGGCATTCCAATCGGCCCAGATGCAAGTCAACCAGCACAGTCAGCTAGTAGAACAGATACGCGCCCAGCGTGATGAAACTCGCACTAAACAAAAGGAACGCGAGGCTCAGATTGCACGGGAACGTCTAAAGGTTCGCATACCTGACTGGTCTGGCGAGAAGTATCAAGCCCTAGGTAAGATAGCAGAGGACTATGGGTATTCGCCCAAGGAGTTCTTTGACTCAACTGACCACAGGCTGATAGTACTCCTCAATGAAGTAGCTGCCAGCAAGGACGCTGCCAAAGTTGTCGAGAAGAAGGTCGCTAAGACCAAAACCAAACCGCCACGTACAAGCTCTGCTAGGCCGCAGGATCGTAATGAACGCGGACAGTTCAAGAGGGCCCAAAACACCTTCAATGAAACACGTCCGGGTACAAAGGGATCCTTCGCAGCTATGAAGGCTGCACAGCTAGCGGCGGAGCGAAGTGGCAAGTAAAGCCGAAAGGCTAACCCTCTATTAGGAAGTAATTACCATGGCTAAATTTGATTCGTACACACAGATCGGTCAGGCGGAAGATGTACAAGACGCTATCTACCGAATCTCTCCCGTTGACGCACCCGTTGTGTCTATGTCTAAAACCATCCGGGCGACCGGTAAGATCCATGAGTGGCACCAGCACGAGCTGACCGCAGCCAACACCAACAAGGCTGTTGAAGGCGCAGACGCACCGGCTGATAGCTCTACAGCTGTTACCAACAAGTCTAACTTCTGTCAGATCATGACAAAGGTTGCCGAGATTGCTGGTACCTTGGAAGCTGTCGATAAGTATGGCCGCGACTCTGAAATGGCGTTCCAGCTTGAGCGCATCTACGGCGAGTTAGCTAACGACGAGGAATTCGCTGTCGTTGGTTCACAGCAAGCCGGTTCAGCTGGTTCTACCGCTGCCGCACGTGAGATGACCTCACTTGTACCCCAATTGGATGCGTCTGTTGTAACTGCATCTGCCGGTACCGATTCAGCTGGTCTTGAAGCTGAGATCGTTGCAGCTCACCAAGTATGTTATGAGGCTGGTGGTAACCCCGGTTACCTCGTAGTATCTCCTAGCTCTAGCTTGTTCATCAGCGAGTTTGCTCGATCTGCTGGACGTAACCGTGACATTGCAAACGAGAAGACTGTTGTTAACGTCGTAGACCTCTACGTCTCTAACTTCGGCGAGCTTGATGTTGTAATTGATCGTAACATCGAGACCGACACAATCATCGGCTTCGATCCAGAGTATGCCGCTACGTGTGTACTGCGTCCTACGACTGACTGGGAGCTGGCTAAGGTCGGTGACAGCATGCGTCGTCAGGTTCTGCGTGAAGGTACGTACGCCGTATTGAATGACAAGGCACACTTCGCCTTGACTTCGTTCGACGGAGCATAATCCTTAAAGTCCTGAAAGCAAGCGCGAGTAAGGCACCTACCACCCCCTCAGAGGCTCTCAATGGGCTTCTGAGGGCTTTTATAAGGGTACCCCTAGCTACCCTACCAGTATCCTTATAGAAGCCCTGACGGGCCATACAGAGCGTGAGAGAGCGTATTATGAAAGAACTAGAGAAAGAGTTAGAGCAAGTAAAGGCAAAGCTTGCCGAATTGGAGGCTATGATGCACATTGTGAACCAAAAGGCTCGCATTGATCGTAACCTGAATGACCTACTGTACGGGGTTATCGTACGATACCGCAAGTACAAGAGGGATTCAAAATGAGTAAAGAGCGCCTTTTAAAGGATTACGGAAACACTGTGACAGGCTTTAAGACCGAAGACGGCAAGCACTACAAGACGGTACACAGTGACTTCTCAGATGTGATTGATCACGTATCTAACATGCGCGAGAAGGTTAACGAGGCCCCCAGAGCCACCAATAGGAACGGGTACAAGCATATCGGTACCGTCCCATTACCAATCCTTGAGAAGTGGCTACAAGACCACAACTACTCTATGCACGAGTTCGCTATCAATGCCGGTGGCGAGAAGGGCAAGACAGATATAGGCGGTCCGGGCGTCAAGGATAAGTTCCTTAAGTTCTTCCTAAGCCGTGACTTCTCGAAACTACACAACCAACATGTCACCACGCGTGCTGAAAGTAACTTCAGCGCCGGTGGGATATACCTTGGAGATAAGTAATGGCAATAACTAACACAGCTGAGCTGGCTACTGCGGTTGCTGACTTCCTAAACAGAGACGATTTAGACCCGATTATGGGCACGCTAATCGACAACGCTCAGGATCGTATCATATTTGACCCACGCTTCCGGGGTGAATTGACTGAGAAGGTCATCAAGAAGACCCGATCAGAGTACGATATGGTAAACCCACTGCGCGTCAACTCCTTCTGGGACGATGTTGCAGGCGAGGAGAGTGGAGACGACCCAGACGTGACGTTAGATTTGGACGTATTACGGCTCTACATAGACGACGTGGAGTACACTAAGGTACCAGACTACTCAGAGGTGCTAAATGCGGACCCACTCGACTATATCTACTGCGAAGTAGGCGGTAAGTACTACCTCTCAGGCTGGGCCATTGAAGATACACCCTCGGTTCTAGGTACTGTAGGCTTTGAGTTAACCTTAGTAGCTCACGAGAAGCCTAGACTAGCAGATATTACAATACCAGCTACCGATGGAGGCGATGACGTCATCATAACCACCTCAACAGCGCTCCAGCAACAACCAAACCTATTCCTTTACGCTACCCTAGTGGAAGCTTCTGTCTACCTACGCGACGCTGAGTTCATGCCAGTGTATCAGGCGCGCTATGAGGAGCTATTCGAGAAGCTGGCGAAGGACTTCAAACGCAAACAGATAAGCAGCGGCTTCAATGTGGCTAGCGTCGGCTCAGATAAGAGGATTTAAACATGGCAACTGGATTTGGTAACTTAGACGATACAGTACCAGCGGATACAGCCTTTATTGGCGACGGGGCCGGTCAGATACGTGATGTAAAAGCCGCGCTTAACGGTATATTCCCTGCGGTGACTCAGGAGATCAGCAAGCCTACCGATTACGGTACAGCGGCTACTACACAGCCCACAGGCGATGACTTCTCGCTGCTATTCACCGATATGTACAATATAGTTAACCCACAGGACTCCAACAGCAACAGTATCCCTATCGGTACCGTCATAATGTGGTCAGGAGGCGACTGGGCTACCAAAGAGGCGGAGGCACAGGCTCTAGGATGGTTCCTATGCGACGGTAGAACCGGCAACGGACGTCAGACACCTGACCTCGTTGGGACCTTCCCTAAGGGCTGGAACGGCCTTTCAGCTGGCGGTAACGTCGGTACGCCTAATACCCCATCGTCCAGTATCGAGACGTCTGTACCTTACGACGCCGGTACGACTAACCCTAAGACCATCGTAAAGACAAGCATACTGGCTGAAGAGAACTTACCGGCGCACAGGCACCAGTTCGTACTCTCAATTAGTGAATCAGATAGTGACGCAATCCGTCCGTCAGATAACATCTTGGCTTCAGCTACGCAGACTATGATCGGAGCCGCTCAGGGTGGTGGATACGACGGAGAGTATCGCTTAGCTTATGACCCATCACGACAGACAACAGAACCCGACGCGGGTAAGACCTCTAAGTTCGGTAACGACTCGCCCACAGCGGTTGACGTCGGTGCCTCGAGCGCTGAGTTCGCCCACGTCCACACAGTGGATGCGTCTAACGTAGAACCTGCTAGCGTTGCTGTCATCTTCTTAATGTATTGCGGAGTAGTCTAAAATGGCACTGGTGAATCTTGATAACTTTGGGCAGATCGGCGTCATACAGGATACGTCAGCTGAATCTTTACCTGTCAACGCGTTTACGGATGCACGTAACGTACGCTTTACAGGGTTCCAGATTGAGAAGATTCTTGAGCCAGCTTATTTGATTGAAGACCCCGCAGCACGTCCAGTACCCCCAGAGGGAAGCACTGTGTGTGTATTCTCTATGGGGTGGTCTGACGCCCTCTCTACGTACTTCATGGCTATATTCAGCAACGAAGACGGGAAGGACTACGCCTACCGATGGGATCAACGTACCGCTACCCCTACGGCTGAGAATCCAGCTACGTGGGA